GACGGTTTCTATTTTAGCGTCATCCCATTTTTTGTTCTCCAACTTGAGATACTGTCTTACCAGTTCGTGAGAGTCGGCATTGACATCCATCTGTTGAATCTGTTCTCCTCTGAGAACAGCACTCATTATCCCGGATATATCTGTTCCTCCTTGTTCGATGTAGTTGAGAACTGTCTTCACCTGTGCAGGTAGAGACTCATAAAGATCTGTCTTGACTTTCTTTTCTGTAGTAGAGTCTCTGTCGGCAAAATTGGCTTCCAGAAGTTCCTGCAGGTCTTTGGCAGAATATTCGTCTATAGTCTTATCATCATCAAAAGGAACGATCACCTTGTTGTCGAATAGATGTTGAATAGCAGCACCAAACTCAGGGTTCTTTGCATTCTTACGTATTTTGACTTCCTTCTCAGGTTCATCAACTACTGGTATAAAATCTGCATCCAGTTCTTTTAAGATTGCAGCAGTAGTATCTACTAAAGGTTCTTTGTTTTCAAGGTCAAGAAAGTCATCTTCTACTTTCTCATGTGCTGAGAACACTGTTGGTTTCTGCTTCTCGTCGGCCAGAATTGAATCCGCACCGGCAATAGGTAAAAACTCGTCCAGTTGATCTATGTTAAAAACTTCGTCGTCAGGCATAGTTGGTTGGTTTATTGGTCTACATTTATAAATTACACATTTTAAACTTTAAAAAGTTATCCCCGTGAGGGTAAGTCCTACGGGGATAAATAATTATGTGCATTATATGGCTAAGTGCCTTTTCTGATCTGTTTATTTTTTCTTGGGGACGTCGTATTTGTTCTTGTTTACGGCAGCTATCTGTAGTTGTTTGTCTGCGACATGCTCTCTGGTCTGCAATTCACGTTGCTTTAAAGAGAGTTCTTGTTGCTTAAGACCCTGTTCCTGTTGGAACTGTTCATGTTTCATACTCATCTCGTCGTCTTTCTGACGTTTGTCTTCAAAGAACTTAGCTGCATCCATATAGTCAGGTTGACCGTTTTTGTTTTTATCGTCACCCAAAAAGGAAGAGGCTTTGACTTCAGCTACGGCAATCAGATTCTCCCTGTCTTTGTCATTCTGATCAGCATCAAACTGATGTTGGGCAAGAAGTCTGTCATTGGCTTGTTGTATCTCAGTATCATGTATAGACTGTTCATACTGTTGTTGTTGCAGTTTGAGATTCATGGCTTTATCTTCTATGCCCTTCATGGTGGTGGTGAGTTCTGCCAATGTCTCAGCCGTCATGATCGTTCCCAGGTCATAGATCGTCGCACCGGAGGTATTGTTCTGAATGGCCAGGTCCCGGATCTTCTCCATAATATATTTGTGATTGACCTTGGTAGTGGCGAACACGTTGATGTCACGGGCAAGAAGTTCTGTTCCGTTGATCTGAAAGTTTACCTTCTCGTCAGCAGAGGTCATATAAGAGAGTCTAATGCTGGGTTTATTTGAGTGATAATATTGTGCCAAATTGGTTCTCATCTCGTGTACACGTGGCATCAAAAACTCACTGTGCTGCATGAAGTAATTCTCGGTCTGAGAATAACTCATATTGATAGCCTGAGTGACTCCTGTAGCTGTTTCCTGAGAATTTACCTGTCCTCGTCTCTGTTGAGTGATGCCGATGGACTCGAATGCCTCTGACTTGAAATAGGTAGCTAGTTGTATCCTACCCATGAGTCGTGCCGTCTGAGAGAGGTCAAGTGTCTTAAAAGACTGAAAACTTAAAGGTTGCTTGGTATTCTGTACAGAGGTGTCCAGTGGTAACATCTGAAAGTCTTTCATGGCAACGAAAGCCTTGCTTAAGTTATTCTCTCCCCAGTCTTCTCCCATAGAGTGTTGAGGAAGCATGTTCTGATCTAAGAGGACAACCGTTCCCAGTTCGTCGATCAGGATATCGGCGATCTGATTGTTTACCAGATTATATCCGATCTGAAAAGGTTTGAGTTTGTCTACCAGAGAGACAGACTTAGTGTTACGATCTGAGAAGACACTACCTTCTACCGGTAACCTACAACCATAAAGGGTGAAGTCACCTTTGAACTGAAAGCGAAGTGGTTTGACATTTAAGTATATAGGAGTCTGATTGCTATCGTCTGTAGCCATGGACGAGGTCGGTTTATTTGGGCCAACCTTTATTCCACCCCAGGTCTCATTGATCCATATCCAGTCGATGTGTTGACCCATCAACAGATTAGCAGCACTCTTGCTCTTTACTATCGTGGTGTCATACTGAGGTTTCTCTGTGACTTTAAAAGTCTCATCTATGATGGTACTGGATACCATGCCTTGTTCATCGATCATGGTTATATGTCCTACCTTACGACGGGATTTCCAGTATGCCGTCACCACACGTTGTAAGGTGGCATCGCCATAGTCTAACATGTCTTCTGTCCCGGCAAGAATCTGATTGATCACATCGTTACTTATAGACAAATCTCGTGCTGTAGTAAACTGTCGCATCGCAACAGAAGGACCGGTAGTATTCCACTCATGAGATTTTGTCGGATTATAGAATCCTCCATCGTTTCTTTGTCCTTCCATCAGGTAGTTGACATCTCTGATAGGGATAAGATTCTCCAGGTTCTCCAGTTGCTCGGCAGTCATCAGGTAACCATGTCTGTCGATGACGTCTGAGACGGTCATCAAAGCAATGTTACCCACGTGATTACCCTGAGAGGTATATCTTACATCAGGACTCTTGTGATAGAATGTAGTTAAAGGGTTCCATAGTTCAACTTCATAGTCGTCTTCCCGCATGGCGAAATGCCAGAACTCCCTGTCTGCAATGAGACTGTCTTTGAAAGCCACGTTCTCCAGTTCGTTCATATGGAAGCGTTCACAGTCTACAGCATGTTGATGCCCGGCCCATTCCTCTGCCATAGAACGATAGTCTTTTCTAAAGAACCGTTCTATCTCAGGGAGTTTCTTCATGTTCTCCGGACTCATCATCTGTTGACCTTGTTCACTCTTTGGGTCTATTTGTTGACCCTGCATGATCATCTGCATCTTCTGTTCGGCTTCCTGTAACAAGACTTGTTCTATCATACCTCGTTTGGCTTCAGTCATCTCGTTATAAGAGTCTTCGTCTACAGCACGATATGATACTTTGTCGGTACGTTTGGAGAATTCCCCTGTAAGGATACTGATGACATTGGGTATGATAGGGAAGAATTTGAGTTCGAAAGCGGTGTCGTCATCGTGTTTAAGGAAGTCTATCAACTCACCCTCTTCGTTGTTCTCTTCGGCGATGTAGTCACTCTTGTCTATGATCCCATTAGCCAACTTATAGTTTTTAAGTAAGTTACGGGCATTGCGTTTAATCTGTACGAGTCCCTGACGCTCTAGCCAGTCCATCGTATCGGAACACCACTGGGTATCTTTCTCTACCCGAGGCAAGAACTGAATCGGTTGTGTAAGGTTACCCATTCTGTTAGTCTCGACTTTCGCTCCGTTTTTGAGCTGTAAAGCGTTATATAGTACTGCCATTACTTATAGTTTTTAAAAGGGGATCTACGTATTCTACTTGTTCCACCACCAGATTTACCTATGTGACGGAATGGACTAGGCAGTATTAAGTTACTGATTTTTGGTGACTTTTCCAATTTTGTTTCTCTTTCGACTTTGTGATTTACTCCACGACTGGCGATGAGTACCCGGAAGTAACTGACTAGAGCGATGAATGCGATAATCCTGTCTACGTTAAGTCCTACTTTGTAAGCCTTCATCTCTTTCAGAAGCATGATATCAGTGATTCTCTCAACCCCGTGTTTGATCAGAACAATTTCTCCATCGGCTTTTGTCTCGACGTCGATCTCTTCGTTTAAGAACTCTATACCGTAACTCATCATGTTGGTCTTGAAGAGTGTGCCCGTGTTCTTCCATCCATATTCCTGAAAGACATTCTTGTTAGCGCCCACGTCTTTGAGAAATACCATCTCGGTCTTAGTCACCATGAAACGTTGCTTGTGTCTTCCGATCATATACTGAATGAACAGACTCACATTATTCTCTATCACGGCAGGGGCATTATAGAGTTCTATAAGCATCTCCAGTCTCTGATGTGTCTTGTTGATATCATCAAACCTACCACACCACCAGGCTACGAGTTTGTCGGGTTCCAGATATGTCTCTACAGTGCTGTCATTTTTTATCTTGGTTACCTCCAGTGGACACTTATAGACATAGATAGAACACAATGAGGCACTGGTAGTTGTCTTACCTTCCCCTACAGGGTCAATGCTAGAGATATATGTCCCAAAAGGTGCACCCTCGATAGGACGTTCATGAATCACCACTACTCCTTCTTTGTCTACTGTCTTAGCAGATAAGGGGAACTCTGAGATAGGGACTTTTCTTGAGGGTTTGATGACGATCTTATCTTGTTCATCCCTGGACAGGTCTACATACTCCAGAGCATATTCTTTATCTTCGAGTCTCTTTATCTGTTTAGCAATCAGGTGCAGTGGAAACACGCTGACTTTCCTGTAGGCAAAAGCCTCTTCGATATTGATAGGTTTCTGTGAGATCCTGATCTGATAGTCTTCGGGTCTTAGGTCTTTCTTCCATTGGATCCTCTCGGCCAATATCGCAGCCAAAGCACCCACGGTGTCAGAGTTGCCATACTCATCGATGAAAGGTTGCATGCTCCACTGTTCGGGGATGAATAGTCCATACATGCCCTCTTCGCCTTGATCGTTGACCAAATCGGTCCATACAGCATAGATGTCTTTTGCCGCGGGGTTAAGAATCATATCCTGTAAGGGAATACATTTCTCCAGGTCACCGACAGAACCTGCCGCGATGAAGAGTCCTGTATACTTCATACCGTCTTTAAGGGCCGGAAATAAATACTCGGCTGTCTCATCCATCTTCTCCGCGATACCGGCCTCTTCATGGAAGAAGATATCACAGGCTCCCCCGACACCATTGGTAGGGTTAAGGTCAAGCGCATAACCCATGATAACGGACTTTAGTCCTACGTCACGTTTACGGCCACCTTGATTGATCTCTATCTTCTGCTCCCAGTTGAGTACCTTATCCGGTGTGCATGGTCGGTACCATGCTGTGTTCGAGTTAAGGAAGTTTCGGTATTCCTCCATGAAACGCCATGTCCCTTTCTCGTTGATGTAGTCCTTTAGGGAACCGGCCATCTTACCTACGAAACCCTCATCGAACCAAAAGCGGTTGACCAGTTTAGCGGCATGAAAGTAACTGGATGCTATCTGACGTTTCTTTAAGATCGCAGCGTGTTCGTTATGAAGCACAGCCAGATCCTCATAGAGTGCCATGTGATATTGAACGTCACGGACACCGGGGAACTTAAAACGTTTGATGTCTTTGTTATAGATAGGCATGAAGTTGAGCCACATGTAGTACTCTCTTGTGAGATACCACTGGTTCTCTCCATGAATGTAAATTACACCTTTAGTGCATTTTAACTTCTCGAAGTCCCAGTATGTCATGAAGTCCTTACTTCTGAAAGGAGCAACGCAATATACTTTGTCACGGTTCCAGATCCTCCCCTGCTTGTTAAACTCATA